TTCATTTTTTGGTGTAGGTGTTGCAGAGAATATGGATGATACACAAACTCTTATGAATGGTTTTATGAGAATGGCAGTTGACAATGCCGTACTATCAGGTAACTTACTTATAGAAGTAGATGAAACAAATCTAGTTCCGGGACAAGACTTATCAGTATATCCGGGAAAAGTTTTTAGAAGACAAGGTGGAGCTCCGGGACAAGCAATCTTTGGTACTAAGTTTCCTAATGTGTCTAATGAAAACATACAGTTATTTGATAAAGCTAGACAATTAGCAGATGAAAGTACTGGCTTACCTTCTTTTGCTCATGGTCAAACTGGTGTATCAGGTACAGGTAGAACTGCATCAGGTATAAGTATGCTAATGAGTGCAGCAAGTATTAGCATAAAAGCTGTAATTAAAAATGTAGATGATTATTTATTAAGACCTTTAGGTGAAAGCCTATTTAGTTTTAATATGCAGTTTGATTTTAATCCTGATATACGTGGCGATTTAGAAGTTAAGGCTAGAGGAACAGAAAGTCTTATGGCTAATGAAGTTAGAAGTCAAAGATTGATGCAGTTTATGGGAACTGCCAGTAATCCTGCTCTTGCTCCGTTTGCTAAGTTTCAATATATAATTAGAGAAATAGCTAAGTCAATGGATTTAGACCCTGACAAAGTTACAAATAATATGGAAGAAGCTGCATTACAAGCAAAGATGATGCAAGAAATGCAACAACAACAACCACCTCAACAAGCACAAGCAGGAGTAGACCCCAACGATCCTACTGGTGCTGGTGGTGGAACAATAGGAACAGGTCAAGCACCTACACCAAATGAACAAGGATTTACAGGCAATGCTGAACAAGGAACGCAAACAGGTGCTCCTCAGACTCAAGGGGCTAGTGCAGGACAAACAACTGCTGGATAGTTTAAATGAGTATATAGACATACTTATAGAACAACAACATAAAGCTATGGAACATAGTGACAATAATATTTTAATGTATAGATCACAAGGTGCTGTAAGCACATTAAGAAGGTTAAAACTTTTAAGAGAAGAAGTGTTAGGAGTAAAGAATGAAAAAACAAATGGAAGCATTTGATGATGGTGGATTGAAAGATCAAGGTGGTGCAGTTGATCCTGTATCAGGCAATGATGTTCCAATAGGTTCTACCAAAGAAGAAGTAAGAGATGATATACCTGCACAACTAAGCGAAGGAGAGTTTGTATTTCCTGCCGATGTAGTTCGCTATATAGGTTTAGAAAAACTTATGATGATGAGACAAGGAGCTAAACAAGGTTTAAAAAAAATGGAAGCAATGGGTCAAATGGGTAACTCTGAAGAAGCAACAGTACCTGATGATTTACCTTTTAATGAAACAGATATTATAGCAGAAGATGATGACGGAAATGAAGTAGAAATGGCAGAGGGTGGAACACCATCCAAGTATAATCAATTTATGGGTGGAGCAGGCATACGACAAGTAGCTTATATTAATCCTAAAACAGGAGATGAAATAATGGTTTATATTGTAAGTGGTACAGCCATTCCTTCTGTACCTCCGGGATACGTACCAAAAGGTTCTAAACAAGCTAGTACAGATGCTATTAAAGAATCTAAAATGACAAATCCAATAGAGCAACCTGAAAGTGTGCAAGAAGATAAAGACGAAACTTATACAGTATTTAATGGAAAAATAATTAATCCGGGAGCTGATATAACTTTAACAGGTGGTGATAGTTTTATACAGCCTGATACGTGGGCTGACCTAGAAGGAGAAGGTATGTTTGGAAAAGCAGTAGACCAAAGCAAAGCTCCCGCAGGATGGTCTACACAAAACCAAAGAGAGTATAATAAACTAAAAGAAAAAGGAAATGTAAAAGCAATGTGGAACGGAAAAGAATGGGATGTATATTCTCCTGATCCAGCATTTGCAGGTTCACCTTTTGGTAAGCCGGGAACTCGTGGATTAAAATCTAAATATGGCAATATGTTTGACAATATAAAAACAGGGTTTAGTCAAGATAAAAAAGAAGGTAGTGGTTTACCTTTTGGTTTAGGTGCTTTATCAAATATAACAAATGTTGCACAAGCAACTAACAAAAGCATGGAAGATTTAGTTGATTCTACTTTTGATACTTACAATAAAGACAAAAAAGTTTCTAAAACATTAAGTAACAAAACAAGTAATATTAAAAGAAAACCAACAACAGAAAAACAACTTAAAGATTTAGGTGTACCAAAACCAACAGTTACTAGTGGTGATAATGATGATGATGATAAGTTTAGAGAAAAACGAAGAGAACAACAAGAAGATAAAGGATTAAAAGGATCAGGTTTAACTGAAAAACAAATAGAAGAAACGGATGATGTATTTGAAAAAAGCACTGGCATAAGAAGATAAGTGAATTAATACTGTTCACATTGTTGGCTACTCACACCCCCAAGTGGCTACTATGACCCCAACAACAAAGGAGAAGAACATGGCAGAACAAGCACAAGCTATGACTAAAGAAGTTAAAGTAGAAAAGAAAGCATTTATGGCAAAGCCATATAGCAGAGAAGACAAAATAAAAAAAGACGAAGATGAATTAAAGAAATTAGTAGAGGAGCAAAAAAATGATTCTGACACTAAAGAACCTGAAACGGAAGATGAGAGCACGGAGAATCCTACGAGTGCTGAAGAAAGAAGTTTTAAAAAACGTTATGGCGATCTACGAAGACATACACAAAAACAAACCGAAGACTTAAAGAAAGAGTTAGAGAGTGTAAAGAAACAATTAGAGTCGTCAACAAAAAGTGAAATTAAATTACCCAAGACAGAAGAAGAGTTAGAAACTTGGGCAAAAGAATATCCTGATGTTGCAGCTATTGTAGAAACTATTGCTATTAAAAAAGCAAAAGAACAAAACAAAATGTTAGAAGGTCGCATGAAAGAATATGAAGACCTAAGAGTTGAAGCATCAAAAGAAAAAGCTGAAGTAGAATTGTTAAGATTGCATCCTGACTTTGGTGAGATTAGAGATAGTGATGAGTTCCATGAGTGGGCAGACCAACAGCCTAAGTGGGTACAAGATGCACTGTATGAAAATAGTTCTGATGCAAGGTCAGCTGCAAGAGCAATTGATCTATATAAAGTAGACAAGGACATTAAACCTAAAAAGAAATCTGACAAAAAAGATGCAGCAAAAGCTGTAGATACTAGATCAGAAAGAAGTCAACCTACTACAGATGAAACAACTTCCTATTTAAGAGAGTCTCAAGTAGAAAAGATGAGCCCTCAAGAATATGAGAAACGTGCTGACGAAGTAATGGAAGCAATAAGAAGTGGTAAATTTGTATATGACCTATCAGGTTCAGCTAGGTAATACTAAAAAAATGGTTGACAAATAAGCATTTGTAGGTATAACTACAGATAACGTATGAACTAGCCCACATAGTGCAACCTAGGAATTACGTATATAATTCGCAAATTACATTAATACATTGAGACTAACTCTATAAGTATAAGCCCAACCTTTGAATACGATTGCAACGTGTTCTTTGTTTGCACCTTTTGCTGTAGACCTCTGAGCGTATAGTACTTTTTGCATCTGTTTAAGTAAAAGAAAAGGAGACTTATTATGGCTTTTACTAGTGTGGCAGGATATGGAAATTTACCTAATGGTAATTTCTCGCCAATCATATATTCTAAACAGGTACAACTTGCATTTCGCAAGGGTTCTGTTGTAGAAGCAATAACTAATTCAGACTACTTTGGTGAAATTGCAAACTTTGGAGATACAGTTAAAGTAATCAAAGAACCTGAAATTACAGTCAAGTCTTATGCTCGTGGTACAACTATTTCACCACAAGACATTGACGATGAAGAGTTTTCTATTGTCATTGACAAAGCAAATTATTTTGCATTTAAAGTTGATGATATTGAAGAAGCTCATTCGCATATTAACTTTCAATCACTTGCATCTGATCGTGCAGCATATAGATTGAAAGATCAATACGACCAAGAAGTACTAGGTTATTTATCAGGATTTAAACAGTCAGCATTACATGGTGCGGCTGATACTGCTAATACCACAGTCAACGGAACTAAAGCTGTTTCATCAGCAGGTAGTGATGAACTACTCGCTTCTATGAAATTAGATGCTAGTGACTTTGGCGATGGTGATGGTAGTACAGGTTCTGCAAATAACAGTATCTTACTTCAACCAAGAGCAGGTGGAGCTACAGACACAACTCCTGCTGATGGTAGTACTTTTCCATTGACATTGATTGCTCGTATGTCAAGGAAATTGGATCAACAAAACGTTGACTCAGCAAATAGATGGCTTGTAGTTGACCCTGTATTTGTTGAACTATTAAAAGACGAAGACTCAAGACTGTTTAACGCAGACTTTGGTGGAAACACAGGTGGTCTTCAGAATGGTATGGTTCTAAACAATTTACATGGTTTTAAAGTATACATGTCAAATAACTTGCCGTCAGTTGGTACTGGTCCGGGAACTCAAGCTGCTTCCAATACATCTAACTATGGTGTTATTGTAGGTGGACACAGTTCTGCTATAGCTACTGCTGAACAAATCAACAAGACAGAAACTTACAGGGACCCTGATAGTTTCGCTGATATTGTTCGTGGTATGCATTTGTATGGTAGAAAGATTCTAAGACCAGAATGTATTACTACTGCAATCTACAACATAGCGTAAGGGAGATTAGATTATGGCTACAATTACATCCTTGCTTTTACCAGCTCATGGTAATACTCAAAGAGGAAGACAACCTTATCAAATCCAAAAGACTATTGATCTTACTGCACAGGCAATTGACTGTTCAGCAGGTGACGTAGTTCAGTGTTTAACTATTCCTGCGAATCATAAGATTATTGCAGCAGGTTTTCAGGTTGTTGAAAGTGCAACTATGAATACAAATACTGATGCTACAGCAACTCTTGGTGCTGCAGATGCAGATGAATATGTCACAGCTTTTGACATTGATGGTGCAGCTGATGGAGCATATGCTCCTAGTGTTACAGTATCAGCAGACGTAGTTCTTAGCACAGACGATACACTTGATTTAACTTTTGCTGGTTCAGGTGCATCCTTTACAGCAGGTAAAATTAGAGTGTATGCTATACTAGCTGATGTCAGCGACATGGGTCAAGGAACTGGAAATGGTTTCAATGCCGATGAAGTAGACAGAGATACATTAGCGTAACTCACTTAACACAGGAAGGGCAGGGTAACTTGCCTTTCCTTTTAACAGGAATTTATTATGACAGTTGAAGTGAAAAGAAGAATAAACGCATTTGTAGATTTATCTACTACTGATCTTACAACACTTTATACTTGTCCTACAAATAGAACAGCATTAATTAAAGAAATTTTTATATGTAATGTTGATACTACAAATAGTACAGACATTACATTAGCAATTACAGACACATCAGCTTCTACTACTTTTAAGTTAATTAAAACTAAGACAGTTAATAATGATGACTTTTTAAGATTAGATAGTGCAGACATTATATTAGAGTCAGGAGATATAATAAAGGCACAGGCAAGT